GTCATAGATGGTTCCTCAATGGGAGTAAAAAGAGAAGGATCGGCAGCATCTAGACGATCTAGATGAAGCTTCACTTGCGGGCCAGCACGGCCCCTGCGAACGACAGCAATGTGATTTCCGCTGATTCCCGTTTGGATGCCATCGTAATTCTCACCGCTGTCGGTCACGCCAGGAGTCGCTTCATAATTGACGCGATAGCCAGCGCTGACCTCCTTCGCATCACCACGCATAATGCGCTCAATGGCCTCCTTGTCAGTGATGGTCATGACTGCACGAACAAAGCCGTTGTCATACACCACTTCGGTGCCACTAAAACCAATTTGATAGTCCTTTGTATTGGCGCTATCTAGTAAGACTGGTGGATGCTCAAGAGTGATTGCTTTGCCCGCAAATGAGGCCAAGCTTTCAGGAGACGCCACTTCGGTTTCAGGACGATATTCACGGCGAATGGAGCCATCGGCGTCGGTGTAATGTTGTACACCAGTACGCGCAATGGTTGCCCAGGCACGAAGATAACCCTCAGGGGTCACTTCGTACTTGTCAATCGGCGCTACATCGTAACGAAAGCATGTGTCGCTCATGACAATACTCTATCAAGAATTAAAACGCGAGATAGACTAACTTAGGAAATACAGCCTAGAAATGCAGCATATTCAGCATCGGCGCCTCACCACAAGGGTGAAAGCGCCCATTCTGTCCATTCAGGAAAGCAGGCAAATAATTGGGCAGCGCATGAAAGAAGCTCGCTTAAATTGTGGAATGTCTCAATGGGACGTGGCTGCTATTCTCCATTGCGACCAAACCACTGTCTCCCGCATGGAGCGTGGAATTATTTCTCCTGATTGTGCAGAAATACGACTGCTTAGCTCTGCCTTTCAGCTCTCGATTCTTTATCTGCTTGGTTACCCCACTTTTGTAGTTTCTACCGTTAGTGAAGATTAGTCTTCGTCGCCTTCTTCTTGAATCTCCGCAAGCTGGCTTTCAATACCTTCCATTACATAAGACTTAGCAATGGCTTGAGCCTCAAAGACAAGCATCTTCACTTGATCAAAATGCTCATCAGGCTTGTCGTAAGCATTTGTGACAAAAATGTGAGTTTCGTCAAGACGCCCATTTTTAAAATGCTGCTCTTCAACAAGCCGCCATTGCGAGGTATTGCGGTGTTCGTTGGCAGAAAGAATGGCAAGCGCCTTCATGGTGCCAATGCCATCTTCTTCTTCTTCAATCACTCGCACGTATTCGCTCATTGATCTTTAGCGCTTTCAACCATCTTAAGAGTCTATCTTTGGGATGCACTTGCGGCCTTTCTGATGTTGCTTCATGTTTCCCATTGTCCCTTTGACTATGGCCCCGCATCTGTCGCAAATCCTGACTACCTTGCCTTTCTCTTTATTCAACCATGCATTCATTTCCCTGTTGCGAGCTTTTGCTCTTTCACTTGAAGCTGTGCGTGCTTGATTTGACGACAGTGGATGACCACCCTCTTGCTTCCATTTTTCCTGCGTTTTCTTGCTCGTCTCTGAAATTTTTTCACGCCCTTCATCAGAAATGATCCATCCTTCCGCAATACGTCTTTTCATTTGCTGAGAAAGAAAAGCTCTGCCTTCTGGGGTTTTTGTCCAGTTGTGACTACTAAAAATTTGCCTAAGTCGTTCAAATTTACGCGAGTTCATTTTAGGATCGCGCTTGGACATGCAAGTTAATGCCGCAACCGTTCCTTGGCACGGAAACATCTTAAACAACAGGCGATGAGCAATCCAATGCTCTCTCAGTGTAAGAGGAACAATTTTCTTGTTTTCCTGTTTATTGCGCCAAAAACAAACAGGGAAGTAATGATGCCATTCGTATTTTTTATCCACGTCTAAATCTTTTTCTGTCCTTTCTTTTGCTCTTTCAATTAGGCGAACATAGACCTTCCTGTAATCCATCTTCTTTTTGGCGCTCAACTCGCTCAATTATAGAGCGAGCCCACCTTTCACCACTTTTTCCGCCCCATAACAGCATCGACACAAATCCAGCGTCATCTTCTCCTCCGGCAAAATTTTTGCGATGCCTTGAGAAAAAGGCCGCCATGCGCTTGATAGTCTCATAGCTCACATTCTCTCCATTGGCCAAGCTCGTGGCTCTTGCTACTCCACTGCCAATGCCCTGTTTGCCAGCCTCTTGGGTGCTCAGGCCACCCTTACCGTGCTTCTTGCGCAGCTCTAGGCCACGACGAGCAGCAGACCGTACAGACGATGGAGGGGAGAATGACTGGGCATCTCCCCTTAGGTCTTTTTTCCTTTGTTAGCCCGCACTGCAGACAGGTAAGCTTTGCATCGCTTCTCACCAGTGCTCTCATCCATCTCCTCTTCGCCTTCTTCTTCTGTCTCCTCTTCTTCTGCCAGTACCTGACGGATAAATGCTTTCATGTATTCTTCGCTCGCATCTTTCTTCATGCTCATGCCAGCCTCTGAAAGAGCAATGGCTACGGCTTGTTTGTAATTTTTTACAGGCTCACCACTGCTGCTTTTTAAGGTGCCAGCCTTAAATTCTCTCATGACACGAGATACTTTGGCTTGTTTTTGCTTTTTAGTCATCATGAGAAAGCCATGTCTATAGCCATTGTATCGTCCAATATTCGATCTGCGGGCCAATCATTTTTTTCATGCTCTTTTGCGTGATTACTTCTGTGTTGATTAAGCACAGGCGTGTGAGAGTTATACATTATTAGCACTAATCGGCCTAAAAGGTCAAGATTTTCTTGTTTCAACGAAAAATACGGCATGTACTTAATTGCAGTATCAATAGCAAGTCTCTGGCACTCAAGTACGTCTTCTTCAAATTCATTTTCAAACCTTGTAGGAAACTTGCCCATCGAGCCAAGAGGGGAAGAGTTGAATCGCTCAATGACGTCAGTGGGAATAGTAATCAATGCATCGCCTTCCGCCATCATTCCAGTGACATAAATAATCTTGGGCTTTTGATTAAAAGTCCTCATCCAATACCTTGCAACGCTACCTCCCGTGCCTTGCAGGTCAACAATAATGCGATCTTTTGCTGTATTTATTACATAGTTTTTCCAGTCCTCCCCTTCTTCTTCCATCGCAATTCTTGAACAATGAAAAGAAACATTTTGACGACCATGAAGCTGCTCATGAATGCGCTGTAAATGTACGCAATCGCGATGCACAAAAGCAAGATTTTCTGAAGGCAAAGAAGCTGCAGCAAGAATTAATGCAGGTACATTTAGCTGAGATTGTTCTAACCACATGCGATGCAAGTAAGTCTCAGAAGCATACGGATTGGCAAGTCTTACCGCTCGCATCAAAAGACCTAACTCGCCGCCAATTAACGACTCCAGAGTAGAGCAATGAAAATTTGTGTAGTGCTCAGCGGGAATACCAAAAGCCTTGGGGCTGTTCACATCAGAGTGCAAATTATCTCCAACATGCAAATCAATTGAAGGAAGAGTGTTCCAAATGGTTCCTGAACTTTTTCCGCCAGTACTGACGTAAATTGACACTGCTTTATTTAATCCGTTTTTGCGCAGAATTCCTTCAATCACCTCCCTGGGAAGGTACATGTCGCTAATAATTAAATCGCCATCTTTAACTTGTCGAAGGTTTTCCTCGATGGGAACGCATTGATCAATTTCGGCTTGGATTTCAGCCTGTTTGTAGAAAGCTTTTTCCTCCTCTGCCCATTGATAATCTTTGGCTAATTCTTCATAAATAGAGAACAAAGTGTCCGGTGCCCTGCTTTCTGCTGCTTTTCGTCTGCGAGTGAAATCTGCAAGGCCATACTTCTCTCCCATCCAGTCAAAAATCGTAAGCGGATCTAGCCTCACTCTGGTGACAAGAGTGTCAAAACAGTCCCAGCTTGTTGTCATTGTCAGGAAGGAATAAAGTCAATGTCGAAATCGTTAATACGGTGCAGAGAGTAACCATGCGCCTGCATAAAAGCCTGAATCTCTTGTTTAAACGACTCGCGATGTCCGTATTCAATGGCGATGTAGCCAAACGACGTGTTGTCCCAGTCAATGCCCTTTAGCGCCTCCAGTTCGGCTCCTTCAATGTCAAGACTGAAGTAGTCAAAGTGCTGATTACCTGTGCCGATTAAGGCCGTCAATGGCTTTGCAACCATCTCCACATCAATCGTGCTGGTGAAGTCACCTGCAAAATAGTTTTCATTGACAGCCAGTCCTCCAATGCGAGAAAGAAAGTCGTTGCCTGAATGCGGATACTCAAAGACCACTGTTTTTTCTTCGCTCCAAACGGCAGCTTGAATCACACGAGAGGCCGGTCGATTTTGTTCGCACTCTTTGGCCAGAGCAGCATTTGCCTCGATGCAAATGCCAGTCCAGCCCAAATATTTTTCAAGGGCATAAGTATTGGATGTCCTGATGCCATCATGAGCGCCAACATCTAGGAAACGTCCACCTTTCTTTCCATTGATAATGTGCTCAATGTAATACTGATCCTGACCGATTTGACTGAAGTACTCCATATCATTCACCGTAGACACTGCGAGATTGCCAGAGGCTGTTGTAGTTGTTCACGCCTTTGGCACCGAGTCCAGTCAAGTCACCACCACCAGACGGCTTGCTCCATGCCATGATCGTGCCATCGGGCAGCACGAATGCACGATTCTTTTGCTCGTGAGAAGGAGTAAGTTCGATGTAGTCTCCATACACGGCATTAGCATTGCCGCCATTTGCCGCAAGAGCAGCTCCCAGCAGCGTGGGACCAGTCGGGCACAATGGAGTGATGCCATAGTATTCTTCTTGGCAATTTTCAACAATCATGTCAATAGCATTTGCTAATGCAACATTATCTGGCTTGGAATACAAAATAGTAGTTGCACAAGCCCAAGAAGTGTAACTAAAGCGCTGAATATCACGAAAGGCTAGCCATTCAATGCGATCTCCAACTTCAACAGGGTTGACCATTCGCACAGCAATATCTAAGTACCAGCCTCCAAGTTTATTCAGGAGACAAAAGCGACCAAGATCAGCCTTGTAAGAATAAGGACGGAGAGAATCGTAAGCCCAAAGGACATCAGCGTTGTAGTTGTCAGCAATAAACCGGCGAAGACTTTCCTTGTTGTAGATGGTGTGATTGTCGTTGTGAAAGGCATTGCGAACCGTTGCAGTGGCGTGTTGTAAAAATGGAGACAGGGCTTGGTCTTCGCTGTCAGAAAGATAAATTTGAGAAATTTCCATGATCAATCAATACGAGCAGGAGTGCCAAAGCCTTTGAATTTAACTTCATCCTTGCGATTTAATGTTGCCTCAACAATGTCCACCATTCGTTTTTGTACATAGGGCCAGGTGAATGCTTTTTCGTGGATCCGAGAGAAGCACCAGTTACCAGCCGCAATCAAGCTCTCACGAGAATGATAGTAATGATTCAGGATGGAAGCAAGGCTGCTGGGCGATGGCTGACCTCGTTCCAGCCCGTAGTTCCTATCCGTCTCCCAGCTTTCAATGGCAATACGTTGCACTCCGTCAAAAATCTCCTGCAAGCTGGTATGGTCTGGAACAATTTGCGCCACTCCAGTCGCAGCGTGCTCTGAATTAACAAGGCCCCACCCTTCACCGAGGCAAGTGTTCACGCCTACGTCAGAAGCGTTATACACTTGATTCAATTGTTCAATAGAAAGGCAATTATGAGTGGCAAAATTAGGGCTAGTAAGAATTAGTTTGCCAGTGGCGTCATAACCAGCATCTCTTGCTGTCCTTTTAAACAAAGGAATCAAATCCCAGCCCATGTCTTTCTTGCCCATATTGAGCCATAGTCGCGCATCAGGCTTGTCTTTAGCGAACTCAATAAAGCCCTTGATGGTTAGGTCAATGCGCTTGCGTGGTTGATTACGATTGCCATTGAAAACAATAAAAACGTCTTCTGGTACGCCCAGTATTTTGCGGCACTCTGATTGGTTTAGAGGGTGAAATTTAGAGAAGTCTGTTCCATGGCCCACCACTTCAATTGGCTTGTCATAGCCAATTTTTTCGATTTCTTCTTTTGCAAATTGCGTGTAAGTAATTAACTGATCCCATTCTTCCATCGGCTCCCGCAATTCAGGAAACAGCCCATAAGAATCAATAGGAGTGTAAACAACTGTTTTAAAGCCCAAAGATTCTTTTAAGTTTCTTACGGTGTCGCAAAGATTAATTGCCACCCAAATATCATTAATAATAAAAATAATATCGGGCTTGATTTCATCAGTCAGCTCCTTCATTCGATGGGAGCCAAATGGATCATTACCATATGCCATTGCAGGATACATCTTGCAATGTTTCTGCATGTCATTGGGATCTCCATGCCAATTAACGGCCAGAGCATGCACTTCATGCTTCTTGGCAAGGGCTGGAATAAGGTGTTCGGCTACTCGGCCAAAGCCTGTTTGGACCCCAACGTCTCCGCAGTATAAGATTTTTGCCACATCAAGCAAAGAAACTCGCTAGATGCTAAGCCCCAAATCAAACGGAGACACTAGGGAACTGCTGCCGCAAATATTCAACGCGACACTTACAGCGAGAGCGACATGCGCAACGCTGACCGGGCATTGGAAGCGCTCCAATGGGAACAGTTCCACGCGCTGCATAGCCGAGGCAATCTTGGCAATGCATGGCTTGCGCATCGAGAATACGACGCATCAAGCTATAGCCTTCCTTTTCTCTCCGAATCGTGGTTCCTTCCCAGTAAGAGCCACGAACACTTTCAGCGTATAGGCCGATACGAGCAAGAGCCATGGGACCAGAAACGCGGCCCCCCAAAAGATCAGAAGCAAAGTTCTGAAGATAAGCGTATTCCGAACGAAGTCTTTGACCGATGCGTCCATAATCAGACTGAGAGAGAGCTTGCTTGCCGCCCACTCCTACCATTGCGGCTTGAATGTGAGCGGGCTTTAGAGCTTCGCGGACGCTGCCTTGCCACTGGTCAATAGTAATGTCGCCGTTGACGAGGCGCCTAGTGAAGTCTTGTAGCTGACCGTTGAGCTTTTTGATGCGTCCATCTACTAAGGCCTCTACTGCCGCTTTGCTTAAGAAGCGGCCATTCTTGCCTCTGTAGCGCCCGCTAATGGGATCATAAGACCAGTCGCCGTCCATCCTGGTGGACAGAACGGCGCTGCTGAATGAGGAAAGATTATCAAGACTCGACATTCTCGGACTCCAGGATGTCCTTAAAGCGCTCAGGAGCAGTCTCCTTCCATTGATTCAAAGCAGCATCAATGTCATCGGGAGAAATGAAGGAAGCTTCTTCATAGTCGCCCAGAATCAGACCCTCCACCTTTACGGGTTCAATGGCATCTTCCTTGAAATAGGCAGCAGTGGTTTTCTTGCCCTTAAATGCACCCTCCATCGAGCCATGCTTGCGCTTGTACAGTTCTTTGTACTTACGCGAGACGTAAGCGCCCGCCACTGCGCTTGGCCACACCTTGAACCTGGATTTAGCTGCTGCCACTGCTTGCTGATGAAGTTCTTTATCTTTAAATTCGGCATCTTCTTTCTCTGCTTCCAGATCGCCTTCCAGGAAAAGGCCAGCCGAATCCTCCACTTCCCGGCTTCCGTCCATTGGAAGCGTACCGTTTTCTTCATCCAGCGGATCACGACCACCAGGCGCCACTTTCATTTGTCCGCCAGTTTGCGGCAGTTCACGGGGAAGCGATGGATCAAGAGTGAGTTCCATCGACCACTCAGAGCCTCCATAGCGAGCGTCTGCCACTTCTTGCGGGTGGAGCACGCCAAGCTGGATGTAACGGCCATCCACCGCCGCTACGCGAGCCCTCACGTCGGCTTTTTCTCTTTCATTCAGTTCAAACAAATCGTTGAAATGAATGCGCCATGAATCAGGCACTCGTCCATTTGTGGGGCCTTCCTTGCTTAGCAGGATCAGCTCCATGAGATGCTTAATGGGACGCTTGAAACGAGATGATTGATAATCGCCCAGCATCTTCGCAAAGTCCCGCTCTTCACTCCGACCAGTGGAGCCCAGTCCACTAGGGCTTTCCCCGAAGAGAATCGTATGAGGAATTTGAGAAGCACCAATAATATCAATCCGCAGTTTCTCAAGGATTTCTCCTACTCCGCCAAAATTACGGCTGATAAATTCCAATTCTTCCTTTTCAGCGTCAATGGCGTAGCCACGGTAAATGCTCTTGCTCATATCGTTTAGAACCAGGCGATCCCGCACATCTTTCTCCTTGCCAGCAGCCAGCATCGTGGACAAACCACGAAGCTTATGCACAAAGATGTCAAATTCAGTGAGGAGCGTAGCGGCAGAGCTAATGCCCGTGGAATAGAAGCGGAAGCTGTCATAGACACTCTGCAGACTACTCATTCCCCACCCATAGTTCCGCTGCCTAATCCTGTAAGGAAGCCACTCCCCGTCAAACCTCAAAATCCTGTCCTTATGGATATAGGTGAGTTGCGGCTGACGAATAAGATCGCCGGAAATGATCTGGTAGTACGTTGCCTTAGAGTAGTCATAGAGGCTTTCTTCGCTGATCACTGGAGCAATCTGCCAGCGGTCAAGCACTTCCATTCCTTCAATACTGCGGATGTTCCGCCGGTCTACCGGCTGATCTGCGGGGCGACCATCATCAATGTAAAGAAGGATGACGGCACCACCAAAAAGACGAGCGTTTTTACAGGCAAGACCAAGATTCTCAAGAATGTATAAGTCTTCAATTACTTGCTCAATACCAGCCACTTCCCTGGCGGCAGCACCCTCTCCGCCAAACAGCACCTTGAAGCCTTTCCTGGTGGCTTGCTCAGCCACAATGTCCACGATGCGCTTGGGAATCCACTCCGAATAAAGATTTTCAAGCTCCTCTTGAGTGAGGAAGACAATGGGTTGGGCAGATGTGAATTGGCTCTTGTCACGACGAGTGCCCATTCCAGTAAGGGCGTTCACCAGCCCATCTACTCGCAGGGCTTCATTGCCGTTATGGCCAAGATTGACGGTTTCTTCCGACATTTTTCCATATTATGTGTTGCATCAATGCTAACAAGTGGCTACAGTGGCCACGATGTCTATTTCATTATGCCCACTCCCATTGAATTTGTCTTCACTCATGAAGAGCGTCAACAGGCAATGGAGGAAGGATTAAGGCGCCAAGGTTTCAACGAAAGCAAAGGCTTGCGTGGACGCAATGGCGGAGCCTGGAAAGGAAGCAAGGCCTTGGACATTCACTTATTAGGCGCCGCTGGAGAGATGGCAGTAGCTTCCTATTTGGGCATGAAGCCCTTGCTCTATCAGGAAACTGAAGCCAAGCGCGGCTCCGATGACTTGCCAGGCATCGACGTGAAGACCAGGAGCAAGCACAAGTACGATTTAATTGTCCAGAAAAACGAAGACCCTAAGAAAAAATTTGTTCTGGTTACGATTGAAGACAAAACTACGCTCATCCATGGCTGGTGCTATGGAGAGGAAGCGATGGAAGAAGAATACTGGGCGGATCCTGCTCGCGGGCGCCCTGCTTATTTCTTTCCCAAAGAAAAGCTACGCAGCATGGATGAACTTGGATGAAGCTTAAATGCAGTGAATTTGCCAAGCTAGTTCTGCAGCTAGAGCTGTGGCCTGAGCAGAAGCGCATTCTTGATGCCTACTTTGGCGGAGACAAGACGCACGCCGTATGGGCGCTAGGACGACGCTGTGGCAAGACGCTCATGGCTTCTATTGCAGCACTCTATGCCTGTTTCGTTCTGGAGGACCAATACAAGAAGCGAGTGAGAAAGTCAGAAAAGTTCTACATCCTTACCATTGCAAACGACCAAAGCCAGGCGAAGCTTGCCCTGAATAACATTCGTCAATTACTAATGGACTCTCCTCTGGTGGATGAAATTACCAGAGAGACCGCCACTGAGATTGAAGTGAGCAATAATTGCGTGTTTCAGGCCATTCCTGCATCGGCTCGTGCTTCTCGTGGTAAAGCCGTGGTGATGCTCATCATGGACGAGCTTAGCTTTGCCATCGAAGGCGATGCCAACCGTGGTGCTGGTGCCATCTATCAAGCACTGTCGCCGTCCATTGCTCAGTTCGGCAAGCATGGTCGCATCCTGGAGCTATCCTCGCCATGGCTCACTGATGGCCTGTTCTATCAACACTATTGCGAAGCCACGTCTGGTGATTACCAGTTCATGCAGGCGGAGAATTTAGCTACTTGGACAGTCAATCCAAATTTGCCATGGGGATGTCCGTTCCTTGAAGCTGAGCTGAAGCGTGACCCCGATAAGTTCTGGGTGGAATATGGTGCCCAGTTTGCCAAGAACAATTCTGCGCTGTTGGCAGCGGAGATTGTTGATATTTCAGTGAACAAAGAGCGTGGCATCTTGTTCCCGCAACGAGAAATGATGGGAACGTATGTACTAGCGCTTGACCCCGCTCGTGGTGGCGTTGGACGAGACGATTACACGGCTTGTATTGTGCATTATGAAGGAGAACGCCTAGTGGTGGACAAGTTTCACGCCTTTGAGCCTGACTTTGACATTGGCGGGAAAAAAGAAGTAAATATTGCCAAAGTTGAAGAATGGATTAGAGAGCATCATCGTATTTACGACTTTCAAAGTATTGTTCTTGACCAGTTCAATAGTTCTGGCACCATTCAAAATATGTCGAAGGATTTTCCTATTGCTGAACTTGCTTGGTCTGTTAGCACCAAGATGAAAGCATTTAGCAAGATGAAAGAGCTATTTAATGCTGGCCTCATTGAAATGTATCCCCATGAAAAAGCAGTAAAGCAACTTAAAAATTTAAGCGTCATTTATAGGAGCAGCGGGCAATGGGCAGTAACAGGCGGAAAGGAAGTCGGTGTGGACGACTATGCATTTGCTTTAGCTGGTGCCATTCTTGAAGCTTCTAAAGATAATGACATTGATTGGTTGAATAGTCTGGTGCGTTGATCACCAGTAGAATTTTCAAGAATTTACAATTATCACTTGCTTTCAAATGAGTTATTTTGATCTTTCTTTGAAGGAGGCGTCTTATCTTGTTGCATTGTTAGAAGCCGATAGGCAAACTGCTCTTCAGTTATTAGCTGCTGATCATTTCTACGAACCTTCTTTACTGCCACGTCTAAAAAAGTTTCAGCAAAAATTAAAAGTAGAGCAACTTGCGAAGAAACCAAGCGTTGAATAGACTAGCCTTACATGCTTTCCTCCCATGGCTCTTTCCAAGGCTGCAGAAGAAGCGTTTCATGCTGCTATTGAGGCTGCCTATGCCATGCAGGAACCGGGCGTAAGCATGGAAGATCGTGAGCTGGCAGAGAAAGCTTACGTTCACCATATGCAACAATATTATTGGTTCAATGGGGAAGGAGGTAGAGAGGACTGGTGGAACAAGGAGTGCTCACTGTTCCCAGACTCTCCACGATGCAAGCTTTATGACCTCTAGCCATGGTTGGACTGCTGTTCATCCTCCATGGCGAGACAAGGGAGATTGTGGTGCCCCTCCACGAGGCCAGGCGCGTACATAAGCAATTGTGCTCAGAAGGAGCGGTTGTGTTCTGGAGCTGGCGCTGTTAAGCTTTTGAGGCTTCCCTGCAGGAGCCCGTTGGCCAACGGCACCAGTATCCTCGTCAATGCTGGTTTTTGGATTCCGTGAATGAGTTGAAGCATTCATGGCTCTCGCTGACAGAACCACAGGCCGCACCTGTTCATTCCCTAATGCGGGATAGGTTCTGTCTCACACCCCTGTAGCCCAATCGGCAGAGGCAACAGACTTAAAATCTGTTCAGTACCAGTTCAAATCTGGTTGGGGGTATTAATTATTCCAATGCCGGATCACTCCTGCAACAATAAAAGCATTAGTAACCATATAAGAAATAAGAACAATAGTTCGCACACAAGCGATAACGTCTGCTTCTTTTTCATTCATCCCCTCCTTTGGTCCTAAAGCCTTCGCCCAGATTCTCCACAGTGTTCGCCTCTTCTTCATGAATCCAAGTTTTTAATTGATGAACGTAAGCTCTAAGATTGTCTGCCATGTCGGCATGCCAAGGGTCGCCATGGAGAAGAAATAGTTCAGTGTGATTGTCGATGGCTTTCAATAAATTATGAATGGGCGTGTTCCATTTGCAGCGAATGGGCGTATTAAACGTCCTGCGCTCGCTCACGGTCCTTGAAGAAGTCTTTAATTAACTCTAGTGGCACTGGTGAAAAATCATTCCTCTCCAAGCAAGTGTTAAAGAATCTTTTATCTAAAGATCCATCATCGTGTCTCACTTCCTGCCAATGCAAATGACCATGAACATTGCCGCGATAATGACCAACAAGGCCTTTGGGATGCACTGGAATGTGCGTGAAGATTAACCCACCTAGCATCGTGCTATCGCCATGGTGAAAATAAGCACCACGAACGTCTTCAAAGTATTGAAGATACAACTTGGCTGGGAGTCGGTCGTGATTGCCAGCAATTAACACTTTCTTTCCATTGAACCGCTCCATCAGACGCAACCCTGTCTTAGAAAACGCCACGTCGCCTAGTACATACACGCGATCCTTTTGATGCACCTTGGTATTCCATCGCTCTTCTAAATCCTGCTGCATTTCCTCCAGGCAGGAATAGGGACGCAATGGACATCCATCAGGAGTGTCAAAAGAAAGAATCTTCGCGTGATCTAGATGGAGGTCTGCCGTGACAAAGGCGCTCAATGCAGGAAAAGCGGGGCTTCCAATGTAGCAAAAGGGGAATGAAAGGAATTGCACCCTTCTCTTCTGGGCTATGAGCCTAGCGCTGTCTTAGCTTCCCAGTGACCCCCAGGTTTGAGCATCGTTGAGAGGCTTAGGGGGTGTTGTCGTGCATGATGTGAGGCTTCAGGGCTTCACTTGCTTCAGAGCGTTTCATGCAGGATGAATGGACTTGGCGTGACTGGCCTACCGACAATCGGGCTGTGAGTTAACCAGGCGTATCCAAACAGGGGCCAAGCCTCCATCGCCTCAAACTATAACACTAGGCGGCGCCATAGGAAGGAAGATTCACGTTGGAGCTTTCAAAGAAGGCAATCTGACGACTGCGGCGGGAGTCTTCCATGCCAGAAGCCTTGCCTTCCCAGAACAGGCGCTCAGAACGCTTCATCCATGCATCTTTGTCGAGCCATTGATCATCGCTCTTGCCAAGGTGCTCAAACAGCCAGCCAGCGGTGGCAATGCGCAGTTTATTCAGGCTCTCCGTTTCCTTCTCGCCCAGCTCCTTGGCCACTAGGCCATGGACGCCACAGTGCACTTGCTCATCACGGCTAATATCAGCAGACACCGTGCGCATGCCAATGTTGCCATTGAAGCGGAAGAACGGTAGTGCCACAAAGAAAATAGAACGCTCAATAATGGACACTTTATGGATGGGGTGGGCAGGGTGCTCCAGCCACACTTTCAGGATGTTTTGCACTTCCCGCTCCGCCTTTTCGTCAGTGCCATAAGCAGCAGCAACGTAGTTCAGAGCCTCATCATGGCGCTCCTCGTCCGTCTGGTTAGAGCGCAATGCCTCGACGATGCCAGGCGTGGAAGGAAGTTCTTTCTGTAGCCCCTGCTCCAGGAGATCCTTCACTGGCAGTTCCAGATGGCGCAAAGCAATGGTCTTGAAAAGTGTGGATTCAGCACCTTCCTTCACAGGCGAATTGTCCACTGGCGTGGCCTGCCAGGGACGCTTCTTGGCGATCATTGCTGAATAAGGGCTCTTCTCAAGGACGGTCATTATTAGAAAGCGCAATGGAAAGGAATGAAACCAGACAGAAGAGGGCCGTCAAAGCGGCCCCATCAACAAAAGGAGGAGGAGAGTCGGTCACTCTGCACATGCAGCGCAGAAACCAGCCTCTATGTCGCAAGCGACAGTCTCCTCTAAGG